CGTTTGCAACGTCAGTGCCTACTGTTGTGCCTGTGGTGTTCTTGATTGTTCCGGCCTTGATTGGACCAGAAAAAGTGGTAGTAGCCATGAGGAACTCCTTGTCTTGGCTAATGTCAGACGCCCTATGCGACTGTCAAGGTTCTTATGAATTATAGCAAAAGAAAGGGCGACCCGAAAGCCGCCCAATCAATATTTGTACCCTAGTACGATTACGCTCCGGGAGAACCGTAAACGCCAAGTGGGTCTGATACACCAAAGCTGTAACGCTCACGGGCTTTGTAGCGAACATTGCCTGTATTGAAGTCACCATCCATTGATGTTGACATCGGAGTACGGACAAAATGCTTCATGCCGTTTGGAACATCCGTGGTAAGGAAGAACGCATCGCTATCCAAGAGATAGTGATTTACGCGGAATCCTTGTGGGATTGAACCATTTGAGCGCAGAGCGTTGATGTCGTTATCGGCTGTACCGACACGAAGATCAGTCTGCAACAGGCGAGTCGCAACGAACATCAGTGCTGGTGGAACGATCAGCTTCTGTGGGCGAGCAGCAATTAGTAGGCCGCGCTCGTCAACGAATGCAGCAATGTTAATTACAGCATCCTCAAGAGAAGTCTCGTTCAGGTCAGCAGCAACTGCTGGACGGTTGGCGTTTACACCACCTTGTACAGTAGGGTGGTTGGCATTAAACAAAGTAACGCCGTCACCGCCTGTAAAGGTTGTGAAGCCTGTGTTTAGAAGAGAGGCAGCTTTGACTTGCTTTGTGTAAGCCATAGCGCGTGCAAGAGCCTTTGTATAACGTGCTGAAAGCGCATCGTACAAATTATCTTCCATTGCTTCTTCTGTTACAGAAAAGCCCATTGCCACTGTTTCGTGGTTGTAACGGGCGGTGAAGGATTCTTGTGCTGAATCATATGAAATCGCAGAACCTTCAGGCTTTACTGGTGCAGCACCAAAACCTGACAGTTTTACTTCTTCCTCAAAGCTACGCTCTGAGTTTTCAGTTTCATAGATTTCTGCATGTTCATTTTCGTACTTTTCGTACTCCATGCCGAACAATGCATTAAGACCCGGCAAAAGCTCCTTTAAAAGTTGTGCGCGTGAAATAGCCATCAGTTACACTCCTTACGCTGAGCCAGTTGTGGATGTGTGCTGATGGTAATTAAACTTACACACCAGAATCGGAAAAGAAGTACCCTTCTCATCGCCTTGATCTCCACCCAAGTAATCAATCACACGGATTGGGTTTTGTGGGTCAGTGTCAAGCTCAGAGATGTCCAGAGCAACACGGCTAATGTTCAATGAAGTATTAGGTGCTGTTTGAACAAGAAGGCAGTTCTTGCCATAGATGTCACCAACATTTGTAGGCGCACCATCAGCTTGGATAGTGAACAGTACATTTGGATCATCTACGATGTACGCCATTGCGTCAGACGCAGCGGTGTTAGCAGGCCATTTTTGTGAAAACACTTTTTGACCTGAGTTTGGATCGGTGTATGAGCAACCCATAAAGATACCTACCATATCAATGGCGGTTGAATCATCACCTGTTCCGGACTGCTTTTGAATGGTAGTCGTTGTACCGTTATCCACAAGCTGGGCGATATCGCCAGTGCAAATATCAGTATTATATCCTGACAAAATTGGATACTGGCGGAAAACTTCCAGTGATCCAGAATCCAATTTACCAATCGGGCGCAGACCGAAGGGAGCAGCAACTGAAGACATATTGTCTCTCCTCTCATCTACTCAATAGTTAAACACGGTAAGCACCCATTATTAGCTACTTACCAAACGAAGTTTTTGTCGTCCTTTCGGGCTGCATCATAGGCATTCTTGGATCAGACTCTTTTAAGTAACTGTTATCAACAGCCTGAATCTGATTTGCATTCATGTCATCATGCGCTTCCCTACGGGAGTCCACATATTCGGTTGAGTTCTCGCAAAGTAGCAATCCTCCAACCTCAACATTACCTTGAAATCGAGAGTCGATATCAGGCAACACTTGTAATTCAGGATGATCTTCTGCCTTAACTGGCGACCAACCCTCACGAAGTTTAGCCGAAACATTGGTGTTGTCACTGTTACCCAAAGTTGATGTGCGAATCCAGCGGTACTCTACACCATCGCGTGGATCGGGGGTTGGCAGCATGTTCGGTCTTTGCCAAGTTTTTTTACGAGCCTCTACTTCTCTGGACTCGTTTGAGCGTGGGGTTCTGTTAGACATTAGATGCCTCCTTCAAGAGTTGCGCCGCATATTGTTCTGCCGTAAGGCCAAGTCTCTTGGCGAGTGAGACCTGTGTTGAGGTTAATTGCACTCTGCGTGGTTTTTTGGCACTCCGTTGAGCGGGGGCAACCACGGAACCAGTTTGACGAACAGGTGCAGCCTCAACTTGCTGATCATCAAACTTGTCTGGGAACCGTTCACGCATAGACTCATCTATACGCCGGTAATACTCATCTGCCTGTGTCTGTGGATTAATTCCCTGCTTTACCAAGGACTCATGCACACCAAAGGCGTAACCTGTCATTCCAGAGTCTGTCCCAAACCAGCCATTTTTTTCTGCCCATTTTTTAGTGCGCTCATCAGGCTCTTGGACTTCTGGCTTTTGCTCAAGGTGAGCAGGCATTTTCTGCTCAACTGATGGAGTCGGTTTGAATGACTCAACTCTGAACTTTTCATTTTGAAGGGCGCTTAATTTCTCTTGAGCCTCAATTAACTTATCTGGGTCACCTGTTTCGTAGGCTTCCTTATAAGACAACTTTGCTCTCTCAAGCTCTGCGTCAACCCTACCCTTCGCTTGCTGTACAAGAACCCCCTCTCCTTCTTCAAGGCTCTTGCGTAACTTTTTATTCTCTTCAGTTATGTTTCTGGCGTAATTTACCGCCTCTTCGCGAAGTCTTGACGCCTCTTCTTTTCTGCGCCTTTCTTCGTGAAACTCAAACTTTAACTGCTTTATACGTTTTTGAACGCTCTCACTATAATTGGCAATCTCATCATCTTCTGGTATCTGCGCTTCCGCATCTTCAGCACGGCGAGGTTTGCCTTTATCTTCTTCGGGTGTGTCGTCCACAATCTCTAATTCAAATCCAGAGTCATCAAGTTCTTCAAACTTTTCCTCTGAAACTTCTTTTTGCGCTACTTCATTCATGCTCTTGTGTATCCCCTTGGGTCATCGACAACAGCCTCAACGGTGTCATCGTTAATGAGACGAAACTCCTGTTTTTCAATTTTAAACCTTGTGCCGGAATAAGATCGAAAAATTACGAAGTCACCTTCCTTGCAGTATGGGCCATTAGGAAACTTATCAGCGTCCTTGTATGCGTCTGGCCCAGCCTTAACTACAAAACCAATGACTGAAGCGGTCTGTTCCGCGTTCTTCAGTGCATCTGGCATGTAGATGCCGGAATCTGTTTTCTCTTTAACCTCAAGCGGTTTTATTAAAAGCTTGTAACCAGTAGGTTCTGGCATTTTGCGGGCGACATCATCGTCAACCGTTTTTTTAGCAGAATACATTTCTGTTCCTTTTGCAGTGATTCAGGTTCACAGTACCTTGCAGGGTTTTACCCTGAAAGTCTCCACATTCACAATATATCGCAGTTAGTTCGTTTATGGAACCCCTTAGTCCTCTTCCATTCTTTGCTCTAAATCGAGTATATCCCTCTCAACAAGAGCTAACGCTTCAACCTTGCCAACAAGGCGAACATAGGCCTCATGGCTTTCGCACCCTCCAGATGCCATATGGTCAGCTATATCATTTAAATAAACTCTAATTCGGTCTTTTACTACCGACAATGTTTGATCACTCATTTTTGCTTGTTAAGTCCTCTGCTATCTCCCGACCAAGCTCGATTCCTTGACTAATGTCTTCCCTTCGTGCTTTGTCAGTTTCGGTTGCTATTTTAACGCCAAGACGAGCGCCTTCACGCTTCTCCTCAGACTCCAAACGATCTTTCTGGAGTTCCTGATTAGCCATCTTAGACTGTGCTTCAGTCTGTAGTTTGGCTACATCAATTTGTTTTTTATGTTCAAACTCAGCTTCTTTTAACGCTAACTCACGCTGCTGTATTTGAGTGAGTGGGTCTTGTTGCTGCTGTTGAGCTTTCTTTTGAGCGACC